ACAAGAAATCATCAGGCGCAGATAAATACTTGTTACCGGAGACAATAGTTCCGGTAACGTTCTTGCGAAGGTTGGCAATCTGCACCGTGTTATAGATGCGTTGCTCCGCCTGCTTAATCATCGTGTGCATATCTACCGTGGGAAACGTGTTCTCACAGTAATCTTGAACAGCAGTGACTAATTCGTTGTATGTCATGCCATCGGGCCTCTAGCCATCACGCCTTTGGTGGCAGCGCCTGTTCCACGGATTTTGATGCCAGTAGTTTTAACTTCATCGTTAGTGCCGATGCTTACGCCATCCATTGGAGTCCAATCCTTCTTGCGGGGCATAGGCGCTTTGTCGCGCATCTTTACACCAGCCTTACCATCCATAGTGTGCGGTTTGGCATAGACGCTGGCATCGCCAACTTCCTTACCCATTACTTTTTTAGAAAATCCCATTATTTTCCCCTTGAAGATTTCATCTGGTTGGCAACCTTAGCCATGCCACGACCCAATTTACGCATTTGCATATTGGTCTTGCCGCCCTTGGCAAATTTAGTCATAGGCTGACCGGGGTGCAGCTTTTTCTCATGCTTATGCACAGCACCAGCAATCATTTTCTTATCTTGTTTTAAGTCCGCTTTATCCATTTTTCGCTCCTAAGTTACGCTAACCGTTACTGTACCAACACTTGTCGTTCCCACCAAGTTATTTGGTGTTAAAGGCACATCAAATTCACTCGATCCACCTACTGGATACCAGCCCCACTGGATGTCCCTAGAACCTCCGGTTGGATAACCACCAAAACCAGATAGGTTGTCCTGCAATCCATTCACACCAGCAGTGACGTATGTGCCGTCATTACGTGGCTCCATCACAGCCTGCGGATCATCAACTGGATACATACCTAGTTGCAACTGAGGCTGATCTGGATCCCAGCACTCAGGACAAACTTTAAGGTCGTACCGCTTTGTCTTGATGATTTCCTTCTTTAACTCCTTGAGTTTGTAGCGCTGACCACAACGGTCGCACATGGCAATACTGTATTTGCCAGAAGCAAATCTATTGCCCATTACAAAATCCTTCCCTTGGTTTTACCCCTTTGGGCTACACCATCCGCACGGCTAGAGGCTGAAACCATCCCGCCTTTTTTAAACCCTTTTGGCACAGAATAATATCTTTCGCCACGTTTTACAATCTTTGATCCACGTTCATTTTCTGCCGCTTCTGCTTTGTTAAAAGTTTGGTGACCCCTACCCTTTAACAAAACATAGCTATCTTCTGGTAAATCATTGGCTATGCGCTCATCGTCTGATGTTGGGGCAACAGAACCCCAATGTTCGCCCTTTTTCTTTGGCTGCATTTTGTAAGCGAGGGCTGTTTCATAATCAAAATCTTTACCCTCTGGATCAAATAACCCAGCCATTAAGCGCTACCTCCTCCAATGAATGATTGACGAGGAACAAACCTAATCGCTGCCTTCTCTCGGTCTTCACCAGCGGCAAGATTGAATTGCTCGTCATACATATCTTTAAGCATTTGCACCCGTGGCATCAGTTCAGGAACCTTGGCTGCAATTTGATAGGCTAATCCTGCCGCAGCGGCGGGTAGGAAGCGAAAATTCATATCGCCAGTCTGTATACCAGCCCCAGCATCTTGCACGCGCCGTAGCCGCCAATAGATCAATTGATATGGGGTTGAGTTATCTGGGGTAGGCCAGACGGTCACAGCAGGAAGTTGAGGAACATACACCGAGATGCCCGCTGTATGGGCTGCTGCCGTCGTGTCGTTCTGCGCCCTTGAACATACATATAAGGTATTCCCTGTGATGTATTGATAGTAGATTGTCTCATTATCTAATTTTATATACCCAGCCGCAGCCAATCCAACCGTTGTGCTGAGAGTTATCTCTGTGCTTGTGGCGGTGATGGTTGTACTTAGCGTTGAATTAGCAGGGTTTGTCTCGCCAGAGTTCCTTTGAACAAAGATCTGGATAGGACGAGCCTGCTGTAATTTATTGGGGATCGTGGCATAGGTCGAAGAACTAATGCGAGTGATCGTTAAATCTGACTGTGTGCTGGCGCTGTTAGCCCCAGTACGGATTACGTGATCCATTAGGTCAATGGTATCTGTCGGGGTTGGATACGTGTTTAAACCTGCAACCAGATCGATGGAGCCTTGCTCAATCGTCCACATGTTGATCCCCCTGTTTTGCCACTCAATGGTTAACAGGTTCATTGATCTGCGTGCGGTTCTTAGGTCATATCCTGAACGCATTTCCCGTCCAGCGCGTTCCCACGCTTCTTCCGCTAATTCGGTGAAGTCAAGGTTAAATGCGGTACTGCCGGAGGTATATGCCATTATCTAAATCCTGCTGTTTTCTTTGCTATACCCTTGGGTTGAGCCACAAACTGTTTGCCCTTGGCTTTACCTGCACGCTTTGCCTTGGTAGTTGCCGCATACTCTTTAGAACTTAAAGACTTAATTGCTGCTTCTGGCAAGTAACGCTCACCAGTTTTTGACGACGGCTTTCCCGACTTGGTACGCCATTTCTGATCGCCCCAGTTTTTAAGGGATTGCTGAGGAGCTTTCAATCTCGATAGCCTCCACCTGCCGCCTTGTACTTCTTGGCTACAAGTTGGGCTTTACGGGCTGACCACTGACCTGCGCCAGTGCCTTGGGTCGCTGCTGCTTTTACTTGAGACACAATCCGCTTACGCAGACTAGGTTTTGTGTAATTTCCGGCAGCATTGACCTTACCGCCTTCAGCATACTCCGTGAAGTCGGTATTGTCCCGTCTAGCCTTACGCTTCGGGCCGGGCATTTTGGAGGGGCTAACAGCCCCCATTCCTCGGCTTGCCATCATATCTATTCCTTAGATGATGCGGCCTTTGGTCTTGCCGCGCTGGGCAATACCATCAGCACGTTTAGATGCATTAACAGAACCGCCTTTAGCAAAACCAAGGGCAGAACGGAAACGCTCATTCACAGAGCGGGTATCGGTTTTACCGCTACCTGATCTAGATTTTTCACGGCTTTCCTTCATACGTTCAGCCAAAGACATCTTGGTCACATCAGGAGAAGAGGTTTTCTTCATGTCGGCCATAGCCTTAGAAGCATCCTCTGGATACTCAGGATTAGATCTACGTCCTAAACCGCCACCATAAGTGCCAGAAGCGCCAAGGGATGGAACACTTGCTCCATACTGGGTCGATTTGGGCTTTGAGGGAGGAACGCTCATCTCAAGCGCTGGCATTGCTGGTTTTGCTTTTGGCTTTGGTGCAGATGCCTTATCGCGCATCGATTTGAGCATTGCTTCACCCTTGGCTTCATCAGCAATAGACTGAGATTCCTCAGACTTGTTTGCAGCCTCTAATGGATCAATGTCTCCACCAGCTTCATAACGTTTCATCTTTTTCATGGTAACTCCTTAACAGTATTTCTTAGCCATGCCACCAGATTTCATGCCTTTGTTTCCGGGCATAGAGATCTGTTTGCCTTTAGTTTTGCCTTTGGTAGCAATACCATTAGCAGACTTGTGACCAGCGGCCAAACCGCCAGTCGCCATTTTCTTCACGGCTGGGCCACCCTTTTTCATCATTTGGGATTTGTCCATAGCCATCTCAGCCTTAGAGCCTTCTTTCATGCCCTTTTTCTCAACATCTTTGCCAGATTTTTCAAACATGCCCATCTTGCTAGGCTTCTTTTTAGCCATCATTGCCATAAATCCGGGGTTCATTTTGCTTGCCATATCTCCACCTTGTTTAAACGTTTTGCCTTTATCGGCGTTACTGAAGTCTTTCCCAACGGATTGGGAAACGCCTGCTTTCTTGGCGAACGCTGGGTTGTGAGCCACCGCTTCCATGAAATTGTGTTGCTTCTTGCTAGTGCTTGGCATTATCTTCCCGCCTGAATAAGTTGATCAATCTTTGCTTCAAGGCGATTGAAGCGCTGGTCAATGTGGTCAGTAATGCGCTGAATTTCTGTTTGAGTAACGTAATCACGGGCTACCTCCTCACGGGTTATGTTTAAAAGGCGCTCGACACGCTTAATGTCCTCGCCCATATCTTTTACTTGGCCAAGCTTTTCCCTCATGAAGAAGCCAAATGCTCCCATCACGATGGATAAAACTGCTGACCAAATAAGGTGTGCGTCCATTAGCATTTCCAAGCCCGTAGGCTTTTGTTAATCCTAGAGTTCGGGTCTTTCGCTGTTTTTGCGGATGTCAATTTCTTTTTCATCCCCTCCATGCGAGCGCAGAAAGAGTCTTTCCTTGATCCGCCTTCTGGTTGCGGCGGTTTCAAGTTCATCCCTTGCTTTTTCGCGGAGGCTCGGCCCTTGGCATTCAAGCCACCGCTGGGGTTCTTGCCTTCTTTGCGTTGCCATGCTGGTGATTTAGCCATTTA